CGGTCGTTAGTGACTTGCCTATATCTTTGTAGCCCTTATTAACCGTGTCCATATCCTCTGGCATGATACCAGAGTAGTTTTCAAGGGACGCTGCTGATAGTTCGTTGTTCTGCGTGGCAACAGGTGGCTTTGATTCTGGTGCAGGTTTAAACTCCCTAACCATATCCTCAAAACCATTCATGGCATCAGTCCTGTCTTCCTCAGACAGCGCCTGAAAGTTTGGAGATGAAGCTACGTTGGCATCAAACCATCCAAGACGAGCATGTGCCTTGTCCTCGTCAGATAGTTTGGAATATTCAGGATTACTTAAAAGTGCATTAATGCTTGGCACTAACGACTCCTTAGTTTTTTACCACGTTCTATTAGGCTACCAATGTCTACGCTATCTGGAGAACCTTCGGCAGAACCGGATGCTTCGTTATCACCTTCTGAAACATATTCGTACTTGTCGCCACCGTACCACTTGCTGCCCTTCTTTTCTTTAAGAGCGCCAAGCCCTGCTGTATTTCTAAGGATATTGATTTGCTCTAAATGTGTTGGGGGTATCTTATCGCCTTCTTCCCAATCAAACCCGCCCTTGCTACTAGGCTTAGAAATAGTATCAAATATCTTACTTATCTGAGCTATGGCCTGCACCTTGCCCTTGTTTGGATCGGTAGGCTTAGGCCCGCCACCAGCAGCCGGTGTTTCCTTCCTAATCTGAGCAGCATCAGCCTTAATCTGGTCGCCTGTTCTGTGGCCCGGTGGCAATACGAGGTCTTCGCCAGCATTGACCCACTTGCGGTAGGGTGTGCCCTTTTCGTCGTAGAAGGTTTGGTGGGAACCTTGTAGCTTTTCATTAACCTGTTGGCGCAAGGAGTTCATCATATTGATGCCATCTCGTACCTTGCGGGGATCGTACTCGCCTTCAATGGAACTCATTACTTTTTGGAAGAAAGGCCCCTTGCCCATTTCAGTCGCAGCCAACCCCTTTAAAAACTCAACAGATTCTCCGTGAGTGTTAGGGTCTTTCTCCATCTGCTCAAACACCTTGCCAAACATATCAGCCTGAACAGCAATCAGCTTCATTTCAGAATCGCCAGCCTGCCGCTGTTCCTGCAAATCCAATCTACGCTCGGCTCTTTCTCCGCGCTGTGCCTCCATGTCTGAACCGCGCTGCAATAGAGCGTTGCGGAAGTTCTGCTGACCTCGTTCAGCTTTGAACTGGATAGCGTTGTTCAGTGCGTTCCAGCCCTGAGACTGATTGGGTGGAACGTAGTAAGAGCCGTAATCTACCATGACTAGTCCTTTATTCTGCGTCCGTTGAGCCAGCCTTTGTCCATTCCTTCGTTTACAATACTGGCAATGGCAGCGTTTTCAATCGTTCCGTTTCGTGCAGGGTACAGCGGAGGGCAATTAATATCTAAAATGTCGCAGTTATTTACATCATACCAAGAGATAAGCATGAACGGGATGCCACCTACCAGAGTATTGAAAAACGATGTCTTGTTGTTTCTCCACCAGATAGGATGAACCATTCCGTACTTCTCTAATTCTTTGAGCATATCCGAAACGAATATCTTGTCCTTGACGCCTTTTTCATTCCAGATGTTAGTAGCGGCTCTCATGCGATAAGCCACTGTAGTATCAGCGTATTCCTTTGCGAAGTCGAACTTAGCTTCGATTTGGTCAAGGCTGCTAACCGGCTCAATCAGAACAGACTCAAGCTTGATTCTTTTCTTGCGGCACAGTTCCAGTAGTTCGATGTCTTTGCCTTGCGCTTCTTTGTGCAGAGACATGTTGATCCGTACCGTGCTGTTGCCGCTTGACAGTAACGGAATTAGCTTGTCCAGCATCTTCTCGTCAATGTTTACGCCGTTGGTAATTAACTCTACGTTAGGGCAATGCATCTGAATAGTAGCGATAACTTCAAGCAAGTCTTTGCGGACGGTCGGCTCTCCACCTGTAACAAGGATAGGCCCAAGATGTCCAACCATATCAACTTCTTGCATGATATTTTCGATGCTTCTATCCTTAGACGAATTGTCTTTTGGGTAGTAACAGAAGGCGCAGGAAAGATTGCAACGGTCAGTGACCTCCAGCGAGTACCCGTTATAGATAATTCTCCCGTTTCCAGAGTTCAGGCATTTTAAATAAAAATCCACATCCCGCTCAACCATCGCGCAGAAAAATCCATGCTCCGAACAATTCTTTTCAATCCACACCGAACCGTTACGGATAACAACTGTAGCCGGAATACGCTTGTAGCACTCTGGACAAAACGAAATTGTGTTCTTCACAACGCTCATAACAAATCCCCCTTGATATAGAATCTTTCGTGTTCTTTATACCCCATTCTCTTATACAAGTTCCCCACCTGGTCTTGTATATCGGTCCCTACTGAAACCATAAAAATCTTATCTGCCCCAAGAGACTTAGACGTTCTCTCAAACGCCTTTAACAATTTTAAACTACTCACTCCACGGCACTCAGGATCAACCCAATAGAATAATTCCACCATAACTTTGATTGAGTTGTTGAACCCCCAATCGTTCATCATCCCCGCTATACCGCCACGAATCTGTCCGTCATCCATCAGTAGCACTACACCGTCATCGATGTATTTACCTACCATAGCTTGGAAATCGTTCTCATTAAGAGGCATGCCTTGTTCAGTATATTTAGCGTAAACAAAGAAGTCTCTCGCGCAACGAGTTATTCCTGGTAGGTCTTTGTGTCCTGCTGAACGAATTTTCATTTTTTTAATAATTACCGCCTGTGCTCATATCCCACGCTATGTTCGGGTCATTCTGCGGAGAATAATAACTCTGCCCGCCACCGTAGTATGAAGGCTGGCTGTTTTTGTAGTTCATGTAGGTAGCCGCACCCTGCATTAGACTATTGCCGATGTTATTATACATACCGGCTTGAGCCTGGCCGGAAGCTAAGGCAGCTTGAGCGTTAGCGTTTCCAGCCGCCATAGCGTTGTTACCTATTTGCTGACCGACTTGCATTGAATTGGTGCCAGCAGCTCCAGCGGCTCCCGTACCTATCTTGGCAAGGTCAAGGCTCTGGCCGTAAACCGTTCCGTACATATTATTACCAAGACCGTAAGCCTGCCCTAATCTTCCAAGCGCAGTTTCTTGTTGGCCAGTCAGTCTGCCGTAGAGAGTGTTCTGCTGATTCAGGAGCCTGTCATACAGAGTATTGCCGCGCTGAGAGGCAAGGTTATACTGATCCATTGCGGTCTGAGTTCTATAGTCACGTTCCGCAAGGTTTCTGCTGTACTGTTTGTCAATGTCTTCAGCGGCTACGTTCATTGCTACATCAGACAATGTGTTGACACCGGCACGGCTATTCAGAAGACCCTGTTTTGACAAGGACCGATTAGCGGCTTCTTGCGCCTGTTTCATTTTATATTGATAGACAGGATCGTCAGCGTTCCACTCAAAGTCCATGTCCTGTCTTAGAGTGGGCAAATCAGGGAGCAGTTCGCCAGAACCGTACCCGTTAGCAGGTGTTGCTGTTGGGGCGTAATTAGCGCCACTCATAGAGCTTGTGTTTAAAGGTTGAGGACTCGCTGAAGACGAAATGACGTTTTGCATGTTACGTCTTTGCAGTTCAGTTGTTACTGCCTCTTTCCGCTCAGGAGCATTTTTGCGCCTACGAAGCTCAGTCTCAACACCCTCTTCCCATTTTCGCCTGTTTAGTTCCTGCTGAACAGCATTGTCCCATTTCTGCCTATTAGGGCCTTGTGACGCTGCAACATCGGTATTTGGCTGGCCAGAAACTAAGCTACCGCTCGGTGTATAGCCTCTCGCTGCTTGAGTAGCGATATTTGCACTAGTGCCTTGCGCTGTATAATTAGCCGGTGCAGACGCCAGAAGGTTCCCGGTTTGTGTATTTTGAGATGGCAACGGAAGGGGCTGGTATGAACCGCCGTTAATATTATACAAGGCGCTTGAATCAGACGGCGTGTAGTCTCCACCGACTTGGCCTGTAACCGGATTTATACCAAAAGCCCTTGGGTCATACTGCGATACTCCAAGCCCTTGCATATAATTGTTATACGCAGGCATGACTGTTTCTTGGAGGTACTGTGGCATCTGCGTTCGGAGACTTGATATGCCCTGATAACCAGCATTAAGATACGGTTCCCAATCAGCTTGCGCCTGCTCCCACATTTTTAATTGAGCGTCTGTAGCTATTTGGGCGGCTTGTACTTGCGCGTTAGCGGCGGTACTTGCGGAATCTTTCTGCGCTTTGGCCCCAAGAATACCAGAAATAACACTCATTATAACACCTACTTAGTCGTTAGCCCACGAATAACAGCTAACAACTCATTAAAAACTGTAACTAATTCTGCGACATTCGCCGCTGTGCTGTCTGCTGGTATAGCGCCAACTAATTTATTCCAAAGGTTAGCGTTCTGTTGGATATAAGTAGTAACCTGTTGCTCTTTGCTTTGCACCGGGCTAAGAACTATCTTTGCCATTACAGAACTTCCTCGCCTACACTAACTATTGTTATCGGAGAATCATCTGTTATGGAAAACTCGTACTGCCTTGTCCGGTACTGGCCGCAACTATAAAGACTCTTAAAATAGTCAGTAGATCCCGTAGCGCCTAATGTAATGGTCCTTTCGGTAGACCACGCTGTCTGCGGATTGCTTCTCCACTTCATCATTAGGTAGGCGATGTCGGCTTCTAACTGGTCAGAGTCTCGTTTGCAGTAGATGTCGTAACGGGCTGCTGTCTTTTTCTGTCCTGGGCTTCCGTGGTGGATCATGGGAGTTCTGACCATGGAACGCATAATCTGGCCGTTGTCTTGGTAAGTAGAAGAATCTAACTTATAAACTTTTCCAGACGATTTATCGCCAGCCAAGGAAAGGTTCCACTTAGTAGCCAAGCAAAAGTGCTGCCCACGGAATCTGTTGTACGAAGCTGTCCCTGTATTCCACGCGCCCAACTCTTCCCATGATTGGTTATACAGGTCGAAACAAAGCGTAGTGTCCTGAATCGGGAAAGACAGAATGTATTGCGGCCTTCCGTCAAAACTCGCGTAACCACCGATAGCATCGGATACCGAAGAGAACCCTTGGATATATTTGTTTACCGCTATAGAAATAGGAATGGCTTGGCGCGAACCAGAAGGCATGGCAGAGACTTTTCGTTCGTGATCCAGCCAGTACCAAACACCGTCAATATAAGTCGGAGAGTGCGGGGCAGAGCAGCCACGGTCTACTGTGTACTGAGCCTCTTTAACGAAGGGCGTTACGCCGTCATCTCTATGGCCCTCAAGAGAGTAGGTTCCGAACAGCTCTATTCTATCGTTGCCTATACCCATCGCTACGAGTAGGTCAGGGTAAGTTTCCGCTTCTGCCCAATCGGAGTCCCAATTTTCGGGATCATCAACTACCGAGAACCAGTACCTTTGAGTGGCATTTTCTAATGCTATCAGATACTTATCGAGTGCTCCGATATGCGTTACGGTTGTCGGTGCGTCTATGTCCGCTATGTATTCAGTATTGCCTACGGCCTTAATCTCTACGATGCGACCACCGTTAGCGGCATACAGGGAAGTACCAAAGTCAGCGAAATAAACCTTTTGGCCTGTCTCAAACGTATCGCCTGTTACGTCAGAGAATGTACCCGTCGAATCTGTTATTTTATAGCAATTTCCGCCAGATACAACGATTACGCACTCTTGTCTATCCCACCAGTAAAGGCCGTCAACAGCCGCGCCAGAAAGGGTATCAACCCACGCCAATAATCCCGGCCTGCGAACAAGGTTTCCCTGCGAGTCTTTAATAAAATCTACCCTTGCCGCTCCGTGAGTGGACAAACCTATTTCATCAACATCTTTATTGGCATCAAAATTTATTGGAAGGGGTACAAGCATTATTTTCTTGACAAACCTCTATTTAGTTTATTACCATGAACTTGAATAATATGCAATAAAAGGTTAATAAAATAGGGGGTAATATGAAGAAATTTTTGGTTATTCTTTTGTTTGTGGTTGGGTGCGGTGGTGGCGGCGGCTCTCAGGATACCGGCAATGCTGCGGCCAAGATAAGCGATTGGCAACAGCGTGAAAAGCAGGCCGCGACAATAGAAACAGAATGCGTTGTTACTGGAGATATAGTGGCAGATATCAAAAATGTAGCCTCCTACGTGTCGGATGGCTTCGAGCCACGGAACGAAGATGTGGACTACTGGAAAACATCCCAAGAGGCCCTTAACGACGGATTTGGAGATTGTGAGGATATGGCAGCAATAGCGTATCGCGCCCTTTCCGACTCTTGCCTTGTCGAGGCTTACGGTCTTGATGTCAGGATGAGGATTGTTGCACAAGGAAACACAGAACACGCCATTGCCATAGCCTACACCGACGATGCTTTCTTTGAGATAGATAATTTTGTCGTTATAGACCATGAAAGAAATTACCCTGTTAACTATGAGTTTTATGTGTTTTAACTTGCGGACACCCATGAAAAACTACCAGCAAAGGTGGATGTCATTGAAACTCCTGCGCCGGTAGCGGAATTGTAATAAGTAAAAGCTATCGTTCCGGTAGCATACATTAGTATTTTACATATTGTAGGCCCGCTTGAAACAAACTGGTAAACATCTTCAAGATTAGAAGCCGGTCTATACGCTGCCGGGATTAGCCCTGAACTAGACGCTGGTACCGCTAATGATGCATGACTGAGTGCATTCCACGTCATCGTTACCGTTCGCCCAATCTTTGTAAGATAAATACTTCCTGTTAAGTCTCCATTGGCAGCAACGGTCGCCGTCGAATACGCGGCATCCACCCCACCGATCTGCAAGCCGACCGGAACGTTGAATGTTCCATCTTGCAGAACCCTCCATCCCTCAATTGCCGTGGTTCCGTTGGTGCCATAGCC